AAAGCACGCGGTGGAGCAACAGCCCTAGAAGGATTTAGATTTCGCAGCACTGGCCTAGGTAGAAATTAACCTAATAATAAACCTTGATATTACCTATGTTTTAAGTGATATATGTAACTAACAAAAACATAGGAGGGATTAGTAATGGATAAATTTTTTACTCAGAAATACTGTGACAGATGTGGAAAGGACTTAAAGCATGGCAGGATCATGTCCATGTTCAATGAAGACTGCATTTGCATGAAATGTAAGGATAAAGAAACAAGGGATAAGGAATATAAAAAGGCAGTAGATGCAGAGCTTCAGGAAGTAAGGAAAGGGAATTACAACTTTAAAGGAATTAGAAAATAACTCTTGCTATTACCTGTGTTTAGAGTGATATATGTAGTACCAAAAACACAGGGAGGTAAGAAAAATGACAAGTGAACAACTTAAAATGATGATGGAAGGCTTAATTGCCACCGCAGTAGAGAAAATATGTGTGCTAGGGTGGGAAGATGCCAAGGAAGATGTAGAAAAAATAATTGACATGATTGAGGACTTGGAGATGTTTTGGGATTCAGATAGAACCTTAACAGAAACCGACTGGATGGCTGAGGTAGCCACTACAGTAGAAACCTTAAAAAGAAGAATAGGATGATTAAGAAGAAGGGCCAGCGTTGGCTCTTTTTCTCGTTATAGATGGAGGTGAAAAGCAATGGCGACACGAGGAAGAAAACCAAAACCAACAGCATTAAAAGTCTTAGAAGGTAATCCTGGCAAGAGACCTTTAAATGATAAGGAACCAAAGCCAGAGAAAAAAGCTCCTAGATGTCCGTCATGGCTTGAGCCTGAAGCTAAGAAAGAATGGAAGCGAATGGCTAAAACTTTAGAAGCCATTGGAGTATTAACTAAAGTAGATATGACAGCTTTTGCCGGATACTGCCAAGCCTATGCCAGATGGAAAGAAGCCGAGGAATTTTTAAGTAAGCATGGTACCATATTTAAAACTCCTTCAGGATATATTCAGCAAGTACCACAGGTATCTATCGCTCAGACTTACCTTAAGGTAATGAAGGATTTCTGCTCAGAGTTTGGCTTAACTCCTGCTGCTCGAACTAGAATTCAGGTAAATACTGCTGAAACTGAAACCAATGATCCGATGGAAGAGTTACTGAGGGTGAAGTAATGTTTGATGCATCTAAAGCAGCAAGAGCAGTCAAATTTATTAATAACCTCAAACATACCAAAGGAGTGTGGCATGGAGTTCCTTTTGATTTATTACCTTGGCAGGATAAAATCATCAGAGATATATTCGGTACTGTCAAAGAAGATGGCTATCGTCAATATAATACAGCCTATGTTGAAATTCCAAAGAAGAATGGAAAATCGGAATTAGCCGCTGCTATTGCTCTTTACCTTACTTGTGGTGATGGAGAATGGGGAGCTGAAGTTTATGGGTGTGCAGCTGATAGGCAGCAAGCCTCAATAGTATTTGATGTAGCAGTAGATATGGTAGACCAAAGTCCAGCACTTAAGAAAAGAATAAAACCGGTGCTTTCTCAAAAGAGACTGGTGTATATGCCAACGGGTAGTTTTTATCAAGTGTTATCTTCTGAATCATTTACAAAGCATGGACTTAACGTACACGGAGTTATCTTTGATGAACTTCATGCCCAGCCCAATAGACAACTCTACGATGTTATGACTAAAGGTAGTGGTGATGCTAGAAAGCAGCCACTTTTCTTTTTAATCACAACAGCTGGTAATGATAGAAATTCCATCTGCTATGAAGTCCATCAAAAAGCAGAGGATATATTAAGGGGTAAAAAACATGATCCTACCTTCTACCCTGTTATTTACGGCATAGAAGATGATGACGATTGGACAGATGAAAAAAACTGGTATAAGGCTAATCCATCATTAGACCATACCATTGATATAGAAAAGGTTAGAGCAGCCTTTATTAGTGCCAAAGATAACCCAGCAGAAGAAAATTTATTCCGTCAACTAAGATTGAACCAATGGGTAAAGCAATCGGTAAGATGGATGCCAATGCACATGTGGGAAAATTGCTCCTTTGAAGTCAATCCTGAAAAGTTAAAGGGGAGAGAGTGTTATGGTGGCCTTGACCTATCAAGCTCAACAGATATTACAGCCTTTGTTTTAGTATTTCCTCCTATACCCGGAGATGACAAATACTATGTGCTTCCTCACTTTTGGATACCAGAAGAAAACTTGGATCTAAGGGTAAGGAGAGATCACGTTCCTTATGATATCTGGAAACAGCAAGGTTACCTAAAGACCACAGAAGGAAATGTCATTCACTATGGCTTTATTGAAAAATTGATAGAGGATTTAGGTACCAAATACCATATTAAAGAAATCGCTTTTGACCGATGGGGTGCTGTGCAGATGACACAGAACCTAGAAGGTGCTGGCTTTACTGTAGTTCCCTTTGGACAGGGATATAGGGATATGAGTCCACCAACTAAGGAGCTGATGAAGCTAACATTAGAAAAAAGAATAGCCCATGGTGGTCACCCAGCTCTTTCGTGGATGATGGATAATATCCACGTGCGAACTGATCCTGCTGGAAACATCAAGCCAGATAAAGAAAAGAGTACAGAAAAAATAGATGGTGCAGTGGCTATGATAATGGCACTTGATAGAGCGATTAGAAATGAAGATAAATTTGATTTAAACGAGTATTCAACAGAAAAGATGCTGGATAAGCTTTGGGGTTAGGAGGTGATGGCATTTGAATGTAATTAGTAAAATAAAATCTCTATTTAAAGCAGAAGTAGTACCAGATTCAATTGAAATAAACGACAGAAGATTACTTGAAATGCTAGGTATTGAAGCTGATGAAATAAATTTAAAAGGTAAAAACGCACTTAAGGAAGCTACCGTCTTTGCTTGTATTAGGATACTAGCAGATAGCATAGGAAAGCTTCCAATTAAGGTATATAAAAACAAAGATGGGAGACAAAGTGTAGCCGACCATTATCTAACCCCACTTTTAAAAATTAGACCTAATCCTTGGATGACCGCTAGGGATTTTTTTAAAGCCCTTGAAGTTCAAAGAAATCTTTATGGTAACTCTTATGCTTGGATTGAGTTTGCCACAGTGGGTAGAAATGCTGGAAAGGTTACAGGAATCTATCCTCTAGACAGCTCTAAGATTCAAATATACGTTGACGATATTGGCCTTCTTCCCCATAAGGGAAAGCTCTGGTATATCTATACTGATAATAAAGGAATCCAGCACCGCATTGACTCGGATGAGATGCTTCATTTTAAAGGGCTAACAAGCGATGGAATTATTGGCATGACTCCCTTAGAAAGGCTTAAAAGTACTGTGGAAAATGCTGGGGCTGCTAGCCAGTATTTAAATAACTCCTTTAAAACTGGGCTACAAACCAAAGGGATTATTCATTATGTGGGAGACCTAAACCCAGAGGCTCAAAGAGTATTTAGAGAAAAGTTTGAACAGATGGCAAGCGGGCTTAAAAATGCCAATAGAGTGTCGCTTCTTCCTATAGGCTATCAGTTCCAGCCCTTAAGTCTTACAATGGCCGATGCTCAGTTTATAGAAAACACTCAGCTAACAGTAAAGCAAATCGCTGCTGCCTTTGGGGTAAAAAACCACCAGCTGAATGATTTAGATAGAGCTACTCACACCAATGTTGAGCACCAACAAAGGGAATTTTATGTAGATACCTTAATGGATATACTAACAGGTTATGAACAGGAATTGACCTATAAGTTATTTACTGAGAGAGAGTTAAAAGAGTGCTACTATCTAAAGTTTAATGTCAATGCCATTTTAAGAGCTGATCCTAAAACAAGGTATGAAGGCTATAGAATTGCTATCCAATCAGGCTTCTTAACAGCCAATGAAGTAAGAGCTTTGGAAGAGATGGAGGCGAAAGAAGGCGGAGATAGACTTTTAATTAACGGAAACATGATGCCTATTGAAATGGCAGGTGAGCAGTACAAGAAGGGTGGTGATGAGATTGAAGAAAAAGAAGTTCTGGAACCTAAAGGCTCTTGATGAAAAGACCGGAGAGCTTACCCTCTACGGAGAAATATCAAATGAAACATGGTGGGGAGATGAGGTAACTCCTAAAGAGTTTAAAGCTGATTTAGATAACTTAGGAGATATTGGTACACTAAATATTTATATTAACTCTCCGGGAGGCGATGTCTTTGCAGGTCAGGCTATCCACTCAATGTTAAAACGGCATCCTTCACATAAAAATGTATATATAGATGGTTTAGCAGCTAGTATTGCCAGTGTCATTGCCATGAGCGGTGACACTATTTTTATGCCTAAAAACGCTATGATGATGATCCATAACCCTTGGACAATTGGGATGGGAAATGCTATAGAGTTTAGAAAATTAGCTGAAGACCTAGATAAAATCAGGGAAAGCCTTGTTGCAGCATACGAGGGTCACTCAACCTTAACCCGGGATGAGATTATTGAACTGATGGATGAAGAAACATGGCTTACTGCTACAGAGTGTGAAGAGTATGGATTTTGTGATGTGGTAGAGGAAGAAAAGCAGCTGGTAGCAAGTATTGATAAAA